AAACTCTTCTTGTGATGCCTTACACTTAACGCCGATTTTAATGCGACCGTCATTAAGCATCTGACTTGTTGTTCTGATACCGTTGAGCACATCATTTTTTGCCGACTTAACAAAAAACTTGCCATGTCTTTTGATTGTAGCTTTAAAACTGGCGGCGGACGGGTCAATTATCACACGCTCTATGTATCGGTCACCTGCGAGCTTTTCAAGCTCCACATAATGTTCCTCATCCGTGCGTTGATAGCCCTCTTTTCGGCTATTGTAGTAGTATTCATCCACCCTAATTGCCTCATTGTCGGTTACACACCAAAGCCCCATAGAGCAAGGGTTAATCGTGCCATAGTCCATTGAAATGTACCACCGTCCGACAAGCTCATCAGGATTGCCGTCCCACAGCTTATCCTTAATATGGTCATTGTAATCTTGGTAAACAAGACCCTCGGCAATAACCCACTCACCAAGGATAAAGCGGCGGTAAAATGTACCTTGATAAAGACTGTAATACCGCTGTTTCACCTTATCGGATAATGATAGGTTATCGTCCATTAAAAATTTAAGTCGCAAAGCGTGCTTTTCAGGAGCCTTTAAAACCCACTCACGATAGAACCAATGGTTGGGGTTATCGGGATTGCAGTTAAACCAAGACCTTGCACCCTCAATAGAGCACCGGGCAAGAGCCTGCTCAACAAATGACCTCGGCATCAGAGCAACCTCATCGAAGAGAACGCCTGCAAGCGTAATGCCCTGAATTAAATCCTGCGAGCTTTCATCTTTACCGCCGAAAATGTAAAATGTGTTTGATTTGCCGTCTTTGCTGATTATCAGCAAGTTTTCCGACCGCTTGTCTTTGATGTCATAACGGTTGTTAAGCATATTAATAAGTGGCTTAATAACATTTCGTCTGCAAGAGCCTACGGTTTTACCGCATATGGCAAAGTTGCAGTCAACAAATGTTGTCATTGCCCAAAAGATAAAAGATATGCTCATACTTACCGTCTTGCCGGAACGGACTGAACCGTCTGCAATTATTGCATCGTATTTATCCTTAATTCCATCAACCTTCCACCAAGAGAGGACTTTTAATTGCTTTTTGGAAAAAGGTTTAAATTTCATCAGCAAAAGCCTCCTTGCCTGCGCCTGCAAGTGCTTCAATCAAGCCGTCGTCAACGCTGACAACAGTTTCAGGCTTGAAGTATTCGGCATACAGCTTGATAGCCTGAGTGTCACCGCTTTGGCATTTCTTTATCAGTGCTTCACGGATAGCCGTCAGTTCGTCATTTTCGTACTTAGCTATAAGAGCATTTAACTTTTTACGGAAGTCTTTAGATTTGACTACTCCATAGGAGAGAGCTAAAGTCTTTAAGTCCTCGACTATATTAAATTCCTGCTTTGTATTTGTATCTTTAAGTAATTGTTCAAGTTTTGACAGCTTATCCATTCGCACTCACCTCCAAAATAAAAACACCCGTTAAAGGGTGCTTAAAATAAGTTTAAATACCGTTTTATGCAAGCTTCGCCATCCGCTAACTTTGGTGTTATCGGTGCTAAGTGTATAACAACCATTCATCAAGCGAAGACGAATCAATCCGCTTTCTGTTCCGGTATTTGTTCTGTGTCTTCAACAAAAGACACCTTTATTTCTTTTTCTTCTCCTGCAACAGTAATTTTGACTGTCGCTTTCTTGTATCTTCGTTCGATTTTAACGATTTTATCTTTGTACTCTGTCAAAAATCCGCTGACTATCTCGTAGCTGTTATCATCATTGAATTTCAGCACTGATGGCTCGGAAAGCAGTTCTGAAAGTTTGAGGATAAACTCCGATTCAGGGTTGCTTAACGGAATGGGGTTCTGACCTCCACCGAGAATTTTAATTATACCGCTTATGTTATTCATAGCGTAGTATTTTGCCCAGCTGTATCGCATAAAAACGAAAACATAGCCTGTAAAGACAATATATGTTTTCTTAATCCATTTTCCGCCCTTGCGGATAATACGATTTTCAGTAGGAACAGCAGTTGAAAAGCCACGCTTTTCTAAAGCATTTGCAACATCAAGCTCACTGTCTGTTCTGACATGAAGTACATACCATTCGTATTTATCCATTTCAAGCCTCCTTTGCCTGCTTTTTGAGCTTATTAATTTCATCCATAAGCTCGTTATACAAGCGTGGGTTACTTTTCTTAATTGTTTCATAAAGAAGGCTCTGATTTTCTTCGAGAGCAATCTGCTTGTCCGATTTAACATCAAGGTCTGTTTTGCGTTTGTAAGCAACTGCTCTTGCCAGTGCGGTTGCCTGCCTTAAAAGGTCATCAGCTGACACATCATCAAATTGACCTTCATCAAGCTTTGCAATAGCGTCAAAAACTTTTTGAGATGCCATTCGTAAAATAGCCTCGGCAGGGTCAAGCTCAGGATAACGCTCCGTTTCGGTAAGTATCATTCTAAAATTTTCCTGCGCAATTCGTAACTGCTGTGCGTTTGCTAAAAATCTTGATGCATAACGACTGACTGCCGCCTGCGACAGCTGCTCTCCGTTTTCAGAGAGATATGATACGATTTCTCTGTATGTCTGACCACTAACAAGCATTTGGTCTACTGTGTCCTTGAGATCAGCAGGAAGTTTATCAATCTTTCCGCAAGCCCTGCGGTTGTTTCTGCCCATAGTTACACCTCAACCGAGTTGTCGCTAATTGTGCCGTCAAGCAACTTAATGCCTTTCTGTGATAACTTTGCCTCAAGCTCCTCATATGGTACATCAGCAATATCCGCAAACTCTTTAGTTTTAATCTTACGAAGTAAGATGTACTCTGATAGGAATAAATAATTTACAGAAGAAAGAAAGTCATGCTCAGACACATCACCAAGGGCATATTTAACATCAGATAATTTCTCATAACCTACACGAAGAATGTTAATAGTTCTCAAAACCTGACCGTTGTTTTTAACAAAGTTTCTTGCTTTGATTTTCTGCATATATTCCTGTGCTGCATCAATCATCATTTCTTTTTCCTCCTCTGATAAGCTCCATAATTAGCTTGTTCTGTGTTTTTATTTCTTCTTTAACCTCGTTTATTGAGTTGTAATAATCTTTCTTTGTTAAGCAAGTATCCTTAATTTGTTCTACATCTGTCTGCAGTTTGCCGATAGATTTATTTACATCATTTTTAACATCTTTAAGCTCATCTTTCGTAACATAAGACAGTTGTATCTCTTTAATTTCCTTGTCGTGCCTGTCAGCCTCATTAATAGTACGCTTAAGAAAAAAGCCGATAATTGCTATTGCTCCTGTGACAATAAGACCGAACAACCACCAAGTGTCTGCCGTAAAATTCATATTTTCAACTCCATAAAAAATAAGGTATTATCAAGTTTCTAACTCAATAATACCTTATAATTCGGATATTTCGTAGAGGAAAAATATCCTTAATTTATTTCCTAATCGTCAAAGATACTAAGCTGACCGTCAAGCTGTCCGCCTGAACATATCAGCCTGACATATCGTTCAGAGAGGTCATATTCTTTTGCAAGCTGACTGCTGTTGTATCCGTTGTACTTTGCTTTAATTTCAGCATTGCGTTCAACCTTTTGTAATTCCGTATATTTTTGAATATACACAGTATCGCCGCCAAAAGATTTGCACAGCTTAATATAGTTTTCAATGCCTATTACCTCAGCTATATCACGCTGAGTGCCTATGAGATCGTCAAGATGTATTTCCACCGTCCTTCCTCCTTTGAGCATTTGCAATGTATTTTTTTAGTATTTCAATCAGTTTAACTCCCTGCTGATATGTAAGCCACGCAAAGGGGTATTTCGGTAAAGCATCAATATGCAATTCTTTTTTAATTATACCACATAAGCGGTCACCAAGTTTTGCACTTGATGGTTTTTTATCAAGTTTTTCAAGGCTATACATAAGCTGCCATACCTTGCGTGTCTGACCGTCTGACATCTTACCAATACATTTATCTTCACGCTTTTTTGCTTTGAAAGGATGTACAGTTTTAGGTTCTGTAAGATTAGCAATTCTAAGCTTGTTCACAAGTTCTGCAACAACTTTTTTATATTCCTGTTCGTCGAGCTCTCGGACGCTGCTTTTTTGTGCTATGCTATACACAAGTTCGTGTAGCAGGTCATTTTTATTACCGCTTTCAACGAGTCCGAGCCTTGCGCCCATAGCATAAATTCTTTGAGTTTGCTGTGGTTTTAACAATTAATTCACCTCAGCTTAAAGAGATTTTTGTGCTTTCCTCAACCACAAATGCACTTTGAATTTTAAGAAGAATATCGTTAATATGTTCTTCATCATCAATGCCGTTAATAGTGAGAAGATTTTTAAAATCCTGCCAGACGGCAGCATCAGAAATGAGATAAGCATATTCCTTTGCATCTTCCTCCGACAAGGAGGTAAACTTTAAGATATTGCTGACATCCTTGTCATAATTAATGCCCTTGCACTTCTTAAGGAGCTGCTTACGCTCTTCATCAGACACGCCGTTCATCTGCTCAATGACTTCTTTTACAGTGCATTTAACATAATTTCCTGTCCAAAGACCTATCAGCATTCGCTTTGCCGGAGCTGATAAAGAATAGTCTGTCTTTTCTGTTACTGCGTCCTCGTATGCTTTACCAAAAATTATTGGTAAGAAAGAATCGTATGTAACCTTAAGACTTTCAGCTGTAACGGCTGTCAG